CCCATACTACAGTTGAACCCATCAGTGACGGTGAGTTCACTGGGTGCGTCATTCACGGGCTTCCATGCCACCATGGTTATCGCTGACGACATCGAGACATCTGACAACGTCATAACGATGGACCAGCGTGAGCGTAACAAGGAGAGGGTGGCAGAGTTTGGTAAGTTATCAAACCAGATCCTGATGTTCGGCACACCGCACCACGAGGAGACCATATACAATCACCTAGAGGACGTGGGCTACAAGATGAAAAAGATTCCAATACTGCGTACACGGGAAAAGAGATTACCAGACAGCACTGTGGAACAGGAGGAGTACCTGGCATGGCCTGATCACCCGGAAGGCATGTTCACCTACAAGTGGTTGGACCAACAGAGGTTGGAGACCACGGAGGGGGACTTCAACTCACAGTACATGCTGATACCACAGACCACATTCCAACCCTTGGTACAGTTAGAGAACATCAAATACTACAGCGACGAACTACAATGGAGCAGTATATCGCAACCTTTCGGGGGATATGTGACCAGTTGTAAACTAGGAAAACACAACATAGAGCGGATATGCGGGGCCTGGGACAGTGCCTCTGGGCTCAAGGGACGTGACAACTCTGTTCTGTCAATCTGTGCGAGGGACAGCGAGGGTAACACCTTCATACATGACGTGGTCGTGTTGAGTGCCGTTGACGTGGAGACAAAGAGTTTCACCAACCAGTGCCGAGAGATAATCCATGCCTGTGCCTATCACAAGATATCACACGTGTACGTGGAAGAAAACTTCTCCAGTGCGTTGGCCAACGAGTTGAGACGTGTTGCCAGGGAGATGAAAACGATGGTACAGGTGGTGCCTACATTCAGGACCAAGAACAAGATGGTGTTCATAGCACAGACGCTGGAGCCCATAATCAAGATCGGTCGTATGTTCGTACACGAGCGTGTGCGAGACAAGACACCTTTCATGGATGAATTACAAGCGTTTCCGCGTAGCAAACAGGATGACTGTATTGACTCGGTCAGTGAAGCGATAAGCCACTTGCCTGAATTGGCCGTAGATGTGAGCAAGGTGGCCAAGGTTTATAACCCTCTGACACGCTCTGGAACCAGTTACAAAATCAATTGAACCGGTAAATACAATGGTTGATAAAGTTATTTATATATAATAACACATACGCGTGACGCACGCGAAAAGGTTGATATATAAAAACACACGCACACGCGAAAAGGAGACAAATGAAAATATATTCAAAGATCGTTTGGGACAAAGATTTCAATATCATAGAGGAAGTGAGTTCGGAGTACAAGGGTCCAGTGGCCATGATGATGTGTTCATCACCCCCACCACCCCCACCACCCCCACCACCACCACCTCCACCACCACCACCAAGTCCAACACCACCACCCGCACCAGCGAGGGGAGTTGGAAAAAGGAAGGCCGCTTCACAGGCCGGAAGGGGTGTGTTGATCACTAGGAGGACAGCACTTGGAGTTTCAGGTGAAGCCGATGACCTAGGAACAAGACAGAGTCTATTACAACCAACCACGACAGTTGCCACAGCGGCAAGGAACGTGTTGAGACTGTTAGGAGGAGGCTACTAATGTGTTTACCTAAAGCACCAAGCATGCCTAGTCCAGAGGAACAGGCAAAGCAACAACTTGAAGTACAAAGACAACTACAGGCAGATGCTGATTCTAGAGCGGCCTCGGAGTTAGAGGACGAAAGGAAGAAAGCCAGACTCGAACAACAGAGATCCAGGAGAGGAAGAAGAGGAAGATCAAGTCTAATTTCACAGAGGAGAACGGGACTGTTTGGGATATCAGATGATGGTGTAGCAACTTCCACGATCGCACCCACTGGAGTTGGATTCGGTAGCCTATCAAATCAATAATGATCAAAGATTACATCGCAAAGGCATTCAAACTAGCCAAGCAAGAACGCGACAAACACGAAAGTGAGATTTCGGAAGCGTACCTATACACGAGACCCAACAGGGATCTTTTCAGACAGGACGCTAACACCACTGACAGGACAAGGATTTTCGATTCAACGGCACCAGACGGTGTCCAGAATCTAGTATCCACGATACTGAATCTACTGATTCCGCAAAACAGTCAGTGGGCCACTTTGTCCGTGCGAGAAGACCTTAAGGAAAGGGTGGCTACAGATGTAAAGAAAGCATTAGACGTGGCCAACAGGACCGTGTTCAAGACCATAAGGGACAGCAATTTCTACGTCGCGGCCAGTGAAGCACTGACCGATGCCGTGATTTCCGGTGTTGGATGTTTGGGCATGTACGAGGAGACCAACCAGATCGATTTCATAGCCATACCAAGTTACCAATTGTACTTCCTGGACAACCACAATGGCACCATAGAGACAGTATTCAGAGAGCACGAATTACCAGGACACTTCCTGATAGAAAACTACAGGGACAAGATGGGAGACCAACTAGTGGATGCCTGCGTCAAGGAACCATACAAGACGCACAAGGTACTAGAGAGTTGTTTGAGATTGCCCATGGACAAGGAATTCACATACACCATACAGGTCAGCAAGGGACAAGAAATATTGATGACCAAGAAAATGCCCGTACAAATGTTCACACCCTTCAGGTTTGGAAAAACCGTTGGATCAGTGTACGGTGAGAGCCCAGTGCGTATGGCACTGCCGCACATACGTGTGGTCAACGAGGCACAGATGTTATTCATGGAGGCCGCGAGTTACCTAGCACTGGGTAGTTGGCAGGTCAATTCCGACACAGCAGTCAACTTCAGTAACATGAAGTTGCGTCCTGGGGATGTTATCACAGTGGATTCCCCTTTACAAGCGGTACCATTCCCGGGACAACTAAACGTCACTGAAGCAACCATACAAGATCACAGGCAACAGATCAGGAGGATGTTGTTCAATGATTCCATACTACCACCAGACGAATCAAAATACCAAACGGCCACGGAAGTACAGATCAGACAGGCAGAGTTCTACAGACGACTGGGTCCATATGGACTGCGTCTGGAGAAAGAGTTCCTGCGTCCAATCATCAGTAACCTGATCAAGAGATTACAGATGAGGGGAGAGGTACAGGACTTCACGCAGTATGGCCCAATCAGCGAGATCATAGTCAACAGTGCGGTCAAGAAAGGCATAGCACTGACGGAGATATCAAGGGACCTACAACTGGTACAGACGCTGAACCAACTGGGACCAAACGCTCTAGTGAACGTAGACCTACAGGCACTGGCACGTAAGATCCTGCGTGATGGTGACATGAGTCCAGAGGTGATCAAAAGCGAGGACGAGGTAGCGGAAGAGTTACAGCAACAGTCACAGCAACAACAGGCACAGGCACTCCAAGCCCTGGCACAGCAGTTACAACAAAATCCCACACCACCGCAAGTTTAGATATAAATATCTACACAACTAAACTTAACAACAAAAGAAACAAATAGTACATGAAGCCCACTTCGGCACAACTACAGCAGTTCTATAGACAGGTGTTTGAATCACCAGCAGGCAAGCAGGTGTTAGACGATCTAGAACGCATAATCAACCAGACCCGTATAACTTCAGACTCACCCAACCCGTATTCAGCGGTGTACGTGGTGGCACAGCAACAACTGGTCAGGAGGATAAGGAACATGTGTAAAGAGCGTAACGTGGCTAATGACAATGACAAGGAGCATCTAGTATGAGCGAAGAACAAGTAACACAGACCACACAGGCACCAGCCACAGGACATCTTATAGACAAGGAAATACAGGAACCAGTGGACACCGTGCCCAAGGCCGGTGAGCAACCAGCGGAAACACAAGAGGACAGACCCAACTGGTTACCAGAAAAATTCAAATCACCAGAGGACCTGGCCAAATCATACACGGAATTGGAAAAGAAATTGACCAACAAGGTACCAGAGCAGTACGACTGGTCAGTGACCCAGGAGTTCGGACTGGATGAGATACCAGAGGACCTATCAAAGGAAGTCACCGAAGTGTTCAAGAAAGCCAACTTCACACAGGACCAAGTCAAAACAGCACTGGCACTGTATTCAGACCAACTGGGCAAGATGGCACAGCAACAGCCACAACAGGTGGATCTAAAGGCCGAGGAACAGGCACTCAAACAACAATGGGGTGACGAGTACGTGAACAGGTTAGAGAACATCAAGAAGTTCTCAAGCACACTGCCAGACAGGGTGCTGTACCAACCACTGGTTGACACAGCGGAAGGAATACAGTTCCTGGAATCGTTGATGGAGAACAAGAGGATGCCAAACCCATTGACCAACACACAGACCGCTCCCG